AAGTGCCTGAGTGCTTTAATGCTGCTGGTAATAAACACAACACACACGTTGACTTTAGTAAATTTCTACAGTCAGATGGTAGTCCATTCGGAGGCAGCATTGAATCAGGAAATGCAGATACAAACTGGTCTAATGCAGCGTACATGTAATGCCTAAAAAGTTTCCGAAAGCCATAAAAGATAGAGCATTTAAATTATATCTAACAGATGACTATTCTGCTAGAGAAATAGCCGAGCAAATTTCTGCCGAGCATAGAACAGTTGTAAATGAACAAACTGTGTATGCTTGGGTTAGAACTGATGATTGGAAAGAGAAGCGAGCTGAAACAAAAGCTAAAGCTATGGAAAAAGTACAAGAAAATGAATCTACAAAACTTGCTAGAATGCAAGACGAACATCAGCAGATGTATGAAGCTGTTAGAAAAAAAGCTGCAGGAGAACTAGATTTATTAACTTTTGAAAGAGCTTTTGATGCGGTGAAAGCTTTAGACATAGGTATACAAGGTGAAAGACAAGTTGCAGAAGGTTTAATCAATGTACAGTTTATACAAGATGTAGTTAATATCTTAGTAGAAGAAATAGAAGACCAAGAGTTAATTAAAAAAATAGCAGCTAAATTGAAAGTATTAATGGCATCAAAAGATAATGAGTGATGATTTAACAACATATGACAAAGCCTTTGAACTACTTGCAGAAAAACTAGAAAAAAGTAATAAATATAAGATAGGTAGTTTTTGGGAGTTTACTAGGGATATATGGTCTCAAGGATTTGAGCACCCAGAATACTTTCAAGCATGGCATGTAGGTAAATTAACTGAAGAAGTAGAGAAGTGTATTGAAGATAATCTTAACTATTTAGCTATATTACCAAGAGCACATTTTAAATCTACTATATTAGGGCATGCATTTAGTATTTGGAGAAGTTTAAAGATTCAAGGCAGTGCAAATATATTATATTTATCTTACAGTGATACTATGGCAAAGTACCACATATCTGAAATAAATAAAGAAGTGAACAGGAACCCTCTTTTAAAAGAGATGATGACTAATAGAGCCCCTAAAGCAGACTTTACATTTAGATATGACACAGGTAACGGGGGTAGTGCAGAAATATTACATGGTGGGTTGTTCTCCTTCAAAAGAGGTATGCACGTTAATGGAGCATTGATTGCTGATGACATATTAAAAGACCCAGAGAGTCCACTAGCCATAGGACAAATGTCTAAAATTGAAGACCATTTTTTAACAGAATCATTATTCATACCTAATCAAGGTGTACCAGTTGTAATAGTAGGAACTCCAATGATGCCCGGAGATTTGTTGACAGTGTTAGAAAAAGATGATAGATTTGTTACTAGAAAATTACCAGCACTAGACCCTGAACCGGGTAGAAGAGTGCTTATGCCTGAACTATATAGTGAGGAATGGTTACTAGAACAACAAAAAGCGAAACCTAAATCGTTTGCTTCTGAGTTCTTGTTACAACCACACTTTAACACTGAGGCATACTTTGATTCAGAAGACATAGAAAAATGTGAGGATGCTAATTTGAGGTCGCTACCGACTACACTTAAACATACATTTGCAGAAGATGAAGACATCTTTGCTGGATTTGATGTGGGTAAAAAAAGACACCCATCACATTTAGTTGTATTCAGAAGAAAGGGTGAGAGGATAGAACAAATTCATCAGTCGTGGTTAGATGGTTGGGATTATTCTGAACAGATAGTTTATCTTAATGAAGTAGCTGAGAACTTTGGACTTAGCAAAGGATATATAGATAATACTAGAGGTGAGTTAGAAGATAGAGGATTACATAGAACATGGTATCCTTTAGCATTTACTTTAAAATCTAAGAATAATATGGCACATATCTTTGAAGAGTATGTACATTCTGGGAACTTATTCTTAATTCAAGACCACAGGCAACGTCAACAAATACTGTCTGTGAACAATGAATTAAAAGCTCCTGAAACTCCGATGGGACACGGGGATGCATTTTTTTCTATCGCTATGGCTTTACAAGCGGCTTACGAAACTGGTATATTTAGGATGCAAACTATTGGAAGTATGCAAGAATTTGCAAATGAATTGGAACCACCAGTTGGTAAACCGAAAGATAGCCAAAAATCATTATTGGATTTCCCAAAAAATGAGTATAATAATAACAGCGATTCTTCTTCGGAATCAGGTGCTCCCAATCCATTGTGTACAGAAGATGTATGCAATCCAGCATTCTGGATTCCAAAAAGAAAATTATGCTTACACTGCAATTATAGAGGACAATTATAGGAGGACTACATTGGTTACATTAACACAACAAGCAGAAACAGTTGCGTCAAAAAGATACTATCTAAAAGACGAATCAGGAGAACCTGAAGAAAATGCAAATGCATTATTAAAAAGAGTGGCTAAGGCGATAGCTTCTTCTGAAAAATTGTATGGAAAAACAGATGCTGATATACAGCTTACTGAAAAAGAATTTTATGACATGATGACAGAGTTAAATTTTATACCTAACTCTCCGACACTCATGAATGCCGGCACAGAACAAGGTACATTGTCTGCGTGTTTTGTACTACCTTTAGAGGATAGTATGGAAGACATTATGAAAGCAGCTCACGACATAGCTATGGTACAAAAGTTTGGGGGAGGCACGGGTTTTGCTTTGAGTAAGTTACGCCCAAAAGGTGATAAGATAAAGACAACTCATGGTATTGCATGTGGTCCAATACAAGTATTACAAACACTATCTAGAGTATCATCCATGATTACTCAAGGCGGTAAAAGAGATGGTGCAAACATGGCAGTGATGTCAGTATACCATCCAGATATATTAGAGTTTATTGACTGCAAAAAAGTAGAGGGGGATATACACAACTTCAACATATCAGTAGGTGTAGATTCTAACTTTATGAAAGCAGTAGAAGCTAATCTTAATTACCCTTTAATTAATCCAAAGAGTAAACAAGTAGTTGGTGAACTAAATGCAAAAGAAGTATTTGACAAAATGGTGTATGGTGCATGGAGAAATGGTGAACCGGGTATGATTTTCTTAGATGAAGTAAATAAAGATAATCACGTCACAGAAGAATATGGCGAAATGATTGCTACTAATCCTTGTGGTGAACAACCATTATTAGGAAATGAATCTTGTAATTTAGGCTCAATAAATTTAGCTAAGTTTGTATACACTAAAGAAGTAAGACCTTACATTAACTGGGAAGGATTACGTTCTACAATTGTAACAGCTACAAGATTCCTAGACAATGTAATAGATGCTAATAAGTATGCAACCCCTGAAATAGAAAAAATGACTAAATCTACAAGAAAAATTGGTTTAGGTATTATGGGATTTGCAGATATGCTCACACAATTAAGAGTGCCTTATAATTCTAAAGAAGGTAGAAAGATAGGTTCTGATATAATGAGGTTTTTAAAGACTCATGCAGACCAATCTTCTATAGCATTAGCAGAAGAAAGAGGAACTTTCCCGGCATGGGATAACAGTGATTACGGCGAAGATGAAAAATATAGAAACGCGTGTCGATTAACTGTAGCCCCTACAGGAACTATCTCTATGTTTGCGGATGCGTCTAGTGGTGTAGAACCATTGTTCTCCTTAGCATACAGAAAGATGAACATATTAGAAGGGGAGACACTCTATTATGTAAATAAATACTTTGAACAAGATGCTAAAAAGATGGGTTTTTATTCAGAAGACCTTATGGAATACTTATCTGATGGTGGTTCATTAAAAGATAGACATGAAGTACCTGAAGAAATAAAAGAAATCTACACTACAGCACCTGAAATATCCCCTGAATCACATGTAGGAATGCAAGCAGCTTTCCAAGAACACTGCGACTCCGGGATATCTAAGACTATAAACTTCGCAAATGATGCTACAATAGAAGATGTGTATACAACTTATATGCTAGCTTGGAAGACTAAATGCAAAGGAATTACAGTTTACAGAGCTGGTAGTAGAGACAAGGAAGTGTTGGTAACAGCACACAAAACTGAAGAAAAAGAAACGTCTGAACCACAACTTAGTTTCTTTGATGCACCAGAAATAGCTGTTCAGGAAGACTATGATTGTTGTGAATCAGCTAAAGTTGTAATGGAATCTGGTTGTGAGACATGTAAGACTTGTGGGTGGAGTGCTTGTCATATAGCATAAAATTCACAAATTTATAAAAAAACAGTATAATAATAGTAGGAGAAAAGATATGCCGATAGGTAATATGTTAAGAGATAGACAAGAACAGTATGTCGCACAAAAAGATGGTGCGGGTACTTGGAGAATACTTGATACTTGGCACGAGGATTTGACAAAGTTAAACCCAGAAGATGAAATAGATGACTCAAGTGAGGCAGTAACTATTTTATCTGAGGGAGGATTTCTAGCTTTAGTTAGAGAGGCTACTAGATTGGGAGTATTACAAAATGCTGCTATGATAGAAAATGAAGCTTTGGCTGACCAAGTGACAGATTTAAAAGAAGAAAATAGTAAATTACAACTACAACTTGATACTACCCCTGCAGTTCAAGTTACTCACGAAGAAAAAGCAGGGTTGAAACAACATGCAATAGACACCATAGCAAAGATAGTAGCTATAGATAGTGTTGAAATAACTAAGGAATAAGTATGAAATTAGGAGATTATCTTCCAGAAGTTCCTGAAATGGCAAAACAAATGGGGCAATTAGGCTCTCAGATGGAGATATTTAACGAATTAATGTTAAGTAAATCAGCTGGAGAAACAGGTAGTGGACCTACATTTGGTGTAGATTATATAGTAAATTCTTATATACGAAATCAATTAGCGTATCGTAAACAACTTGTACAAGATTTACAAACAATAGCATACACCTGTGAAGAATTACGAGCCCCTATAATGCATATTACAGGGGAAGTATTTAGAAGAGGTATCAAAATTGAACCTACCGTCACTGACCCTGACAAGTCTCAAATTAAAAGACTACAGAGTTTTATGGATGATTGTAACCTTTTTGACCAAGGGCTAGAAGAAGTATTAAGACAGTTTCATTGGGATTTAAATACTGTAGATGATGCATTTTTGTATTTTGCTAAAGAATATTACGATGCAGGTGATGGTAAATTAAATTCAAGGGTTACAGAAATTAGAAGAATTAATCCAGCATTAATAGAATATGACCTAGACGAGACAGGATTACCTAAGAACTCTCATTTCTTCTGCCCTTTACACAGACAGCATATATCAGAATCACCAGAAGAATGTTCTGAAGAAGGTTGTGAACAAGAAAAACAAGCTGCAATGTACAGATACCTATATAGGACTGAGGTTCACTACTTCTTAGATACAGAAGTGGTGCATCTGTCTAAATTTAATCCAACAGAAACTTATGGTTGGTCTCCTGTATTAACAATATTTGAAAAAGCTCTCACACTTATAGGTATGGATAGAAACTTATATAGGTATTTCTTTGAAAGAAAGATGCCTGCATCTATGGTTATGGTAACTACAGATGACCCTGAAAGTTTAAAACGTGAGAGGGAAGCTATCGCCGCAAAAGTAAGACAAGACCCTAACTATATACCAATGGTTGCTGTATCATCTAGGACTAATAGAGGTAGAGTTGACATGGTTAGGATGTTTCACACTTTACAAGAGATGGATTACTTACCTGTAAGAGCTGAAATAAGAGAAAGAGTATCTGCAATATATGGTGTATCACCAGTATTCCAAGGTGCTCCTGATTCTTTTGGTGGACTATCACAACAGACTACACAATTAACTGTGATGAGTAGAGTGGTTGAAAGAGACCAAAGACAAATTATGGAAAAAGTATTCAGTGCTATCTTAGATAATTTTGGCATTACTGATTATAACTTAGTGTTACCTAACCCAGAAGAAAAAGCAGAAGCTACTAGAATTGCTCAAGCACAACAAAGAACAGTTATAGCTAATCAGTTATTAGGTATGGGATTTGATGTAGAACTTAAAGATGATAAAGTTGACTTAATGGAAGTAGACTTTATAATTAGCGGTGAGCCTGTACCAAGCAGTCAAATGCAAGGTCAGATGACTGCAATCCAATTAGACCAACAGCAACAACAAGCAGCTGAACAAGAAGCTCAAAGAGCCGCACAACTAGAAGATGCAGGTGAAGTACCCGAGGATGAAGGTGCAGAAGCTGCAGAAGGTGGTGAAGATGAAGAAGTTGAAAATAGTTTAGAAAAGAATGTTCTAACTAATGATTCAAGAAGTCAGCCTTTACAACAACCCTTTGCTAATATGAATACTGCAATCCCAAAAGGAAAAGGTAAGTTTCAAGGAAGAACTGCAGGAAGAACTCCAGACCACAACGACAAAA